CAACGTCTGCGCAGAATACTTTTCTTGGGTATTACTGTGGGCGCAACAACACAACAGGACACGCCAACACATTTATCGGAGAAAGTTCTGGGAACCTTGTAGATACAGGTGCTAAAAACACCATCCTAGGCCGCTACAACGGCAACCAAGGCGGCTTGGACATCCGCACCTCAAGCAACAACATCGTGCTGTCGGATGGGGATGGTAATCCTAGGCTTCAAATAGGTCAGTATGGAGAACTTGCGGCTAGAGGACAGCAAACCACAAACGCAGATTTTAACACCAGTTACTCTGGTGGTGATGTTCGCAGATGTTTATTATGGCATCAAGCAGGTTCTGCTACAGGCCGTCCAAGAATGCTTTTAGAAAGCCACACTTCTGGTGCTGTTATTGATGTAAACAACACCTTTAACAGTTCTTCTACCAGATCATTCTTAAGATTTTATCGCAGAGGAGTTGAAGTTGGTAGAATTGAAGGTAATGACACAACCACCACATATGTGACATCCTCAGATTACCGCCTCAAGGAAAACGTGATTGAATTAACGGGCGCAACAGATCGCCTTAAACAACTAGAGCCTAAGCGTTTCAACTTTATTGCAAATGCAGATACAACAGTTGATGGTTTCTTAGCGCATGAGGTTCAGTCAGTCGTACCAGAAGCAATCACAGGAACACACAACGAAGTTGAAACATGGGAAGAAGAAGATGATCTACCCGATGGTGTGTCATTAGGTGACAACAAACTTGATGAAAATGGCAACACTATTCCTAAATATCAAGGCATTGACCAAAGCAAGCTAGTGCCACTCTTGGTCGCTACAATCAAGGAACTAGAGGCACGGATTACTGCCCTAGAAAACGCATAAGGAAAAAGACATGACTGATACACCAACCACCGAAGAAATTGCACAACACTACACAGCAATGGGTCACTCTGTTGACTTGCTAAACGCTGGGCAACCAGAGGACATGGAAGATGCTGATTGGGCTGACACTGTGTCACGCAACGTAGAGCATCTGGAACTCATGGTTGCTAAAGACTTTTGGACTGCAGAAGACATGACTGCTGCTAATGCAGCTATTGCAGCTAACTCGTAAAAGGTAACATATGTTCGGTACAGCATTCGCCTCTACACCCTTTGCGTCACAGTCAGAGATAACCTTTCTGATCGACGGTGTAAGTGCGATTGGTGCTACCAATACTGTTACCGTTACTGCTGCATCAGATGTACCAGTTACAACACCTACCTTAACATCTAGTGTTGGATCTGTTATAGTTGTAGCAGAGGCTAATACAGCCATTACAGGTGTATCAGCTACGGGTTCTACTAACACGGTAGGTATAGTAGCAGAAGCTAATGTTGTACCAACGGGGGTTGACTCTACAGGAGTTATAGGTACAACTGTAGTGGTTGCTGATGCTAATACGTTTATTAGTAGCCCAGCGCTTACTGTAGGTATAGGTGTAGTTAATGCTACTGCTGCAGCTAATGTTGTACCAACGGGTGTAGCTCTTACTGGAGCTATAGGGTTCTTAACTACACGAACCAGTAACGTTATACCTATAACTTCACCAGCTTTAACTATTAACACTAACAGTGTTACTGTTGTAGCTACTAACTTTGACTACGACTCTTTAAAAGATAGTTATGACCGTAAGAGAGTCTTATTTATAGCGGGTACACCTCAGACATACACAGTGGCTATACCATCAGATAAGAAGCAAAGAACTGTTAGCATTGCAGCTATTGACAGAGACAACACAATAAGAATCGCAGCGTAAGGAATACGTACATGTCATACAAGTGGCCTGATAAAGACAAAGATGAAGTCCTAGACTATAACATAGATTGGTCACGCTTTCTAGGTGATGATACTATTGTGGGTGTGTCTTGGTATGTAGATGACGCTGATGGTGTAAAGACTGCTGTTAGTCCTGCCTCTGTAGTCAACGGCTTACAGATGGTACAACAGACTAATACTTCAAGTGTTTCTACTATTAGGTTCTCACTTGGTACTAACAACATTAGGTATCGTATCTCTTGTAAGATAACAACTACAGAAGGTCTACAGTATGAGCGTTCTGTCTTTCTACGTGTTAAGGAGAAGTAAGAATGTCTTATAACTTTATAGGCTTAGTTAATGACGTTAACAGACGCTTGAATGAGGTTGAACTTACTTCATCTAACTTCTCTACAGCTACAGGTTACTATAACCTCAGTAAAGACTCAGTTAATGCCTCTATTCGTCATATTCACCAAGAAGAGTTTGAGTGGCCTTGGAACCACGCAGAAGAGAGTGAAATACTATTACCAGGTGAAGTTCGCTACAGTATGCCTTACGATGCTAAGACTGTTAACATGAACTCCTTTCGTATTCGTAGAGATGCAAGTTTAAGTGTAGAAACTCAACGATTAAAGTTACTTAACTACGAAGAATACCTTGACAAATACATAGATTACGAGTATAACTCTGATGTTAATACTAGAGCAGTTCCTAAGTATGTTGTAAGAACACCTAGTAGAGAGTTAATCTTTGTACCAGCACCTGATAAAGCCTATGAGGTTGTGTATGAGTATTACACTGTTGGTGTTGATATGGATCTTGCTACAGACGTTCCTTCTATACCAGAAGAGTATAAACACGCTATTGTAGATGGTGCAATGTATTATGTGTACTTGTTTAGGGGTGATACTCAAACAGCACAGTTATCCCAACAGAAGTTCTTGCAAGGTATTAAGCATATGCGTAGCTTGAACATTAACAGAACTGAATATATTAGAGATACGAGAGTACACTTTTAATGGCAACGCAGTGGACAACATTTCCTATTGAGTTTAAGGGTGGGTTAGTCTCTAACCTATCACCTTTACAACATGGTACTAATGCTGTTGGATCTGCTACTATTCTACAGAACTTTGAAGCTAATAAAGAAGGTGGCTACTCTAAGATTAAAGGCTTTGAGAAGTTCACTAGTTCAACTCTTCCCGGTTCTGGACCTACTTTAGCTCTTAAAGTTATTAGCTCTGGTAGAGTAGTGGCTGCTCGTAAGAATGGTAGTAACTTTACCCAGTATTACTACAGCACAGGTAACTCTTGGAATAGTATGGCTACTAGCGCCAGTACTAACGGTGGTAAAGCTAGACACGTTCTGTATAACTTGGATGGTGATGATAAAGTCCTGTTCGTAGATGGTACTAACTACCCAGCTATCTATAACACTAACGGCAACACTATGTCGTTTATGACTGCCTCAGACAGTACAGATATTAGTGGTGCAGAGCAGGTAGCTATATTTAAGAATACTGCATTCTACGCTAAGGGTAGTAACTTATTCTTTACTGCTCCATTTAGTGTAGATGATTTTAGTGTTGCTAATGGTGCAGGATCTTTTAATGTAGCTAATGACATCACTGGGTTAGCAGTCTTTCGTGAACAACTTATTATCTTTACTCAGGACAGTATTAAAAGATTGACTGGTAGTAGCTCTGCAGACTTTGCGGTATCACCTATTACAGATCGTATTGGTTGTATTAATGGTGACACTATTCAAGAGATTGGTGGTGACGTTATCTATCTAGCGCCTGATGGTATTAGGTTGCTAAGTGCTACTGACCGTATCGGTGACTTTGCATTAGATGTCGCATCTGATAAGATTTATAGAGACTCTAACACTTTCTTAGCTAGTACATCTAGCTTTACATCTCTTGTATTACGTGAGAAAGCTCAGTACCGTATCTTTGCTTACATTGCTTCTGAACAGGCAGAGGTGGGTAAAGGGCTTATAGCTACTAAGTTCATCTCTCAGGGTGCATCAGGTATGTCTTGGTCTACTACTAAGGGTATTAAAGCTTTTGTAGCAGATAGTCGTTACTCTGGTACAACAGAGATGGTAGCTTTCTCTCACGATAATGGTTACGTATATCAGCTAGAGACAGGCTCAGACTTTGATAGCTTAGACATTGAGGCTATTTATGAATCACCTTATATGCCTATCACAGACCCACAGACAAGGAAGTCTTTTTATAAGCTAACCTTATATGCTGAACCTAAAGGTAACATGGACCTAGATCTTAACATACGTTATGATTTTAGTACAAGTACTGATACATCCACTCTTCAACCAGCTACACAACAAATCAGTAGTACAGGTGATAGAGTGTTTATCTTTGGTGCATCTAATGCTGTATTTAATACTGCTACTTTTGGTGGTGAACTTGACAGAGTATACACCACTAACATCGTTGGCTCTGGTAAGACTATAGCTATGCGTATTGAAGACAATTCAACTAACCCTACATTTACTCTTGACACTGGGCTGT